GATGCGGCAGCCCATTTGTGGACGGATGGTGCTGTAGCCATACAACACGTCAATACGGCAAGGCATACGGTCGTTGTTGATGTCGTACTGACGAACAACGCGCAAGCTGATACCGTTATGGACTGCGCGAGCAGCCATGTCAACGCCTTGGGGCAACAACAAGTCGGCGGTCGCAAAAGTGATCGCATCTTTGTGGTAAACCAAGTTCTGAGCGTACTGGCTAGAGGCGGTACCAACGAACACCACGGCCTTGCTGTTAGCAGGCAGTGAAGTCATGGTTGCCAAAGCATGGCTAGCAGAGTACATGGGAGCCACGGTCACAGTAGCAGTTGTGGTGCTGGTAGAAGAAGCCAGAGCCACAAACTGGAACAATGAGCCAGTGGATTCACGGGTTTGTGGGTTCACTGCGTAGACATCAGCGATGGTGAACACGTCACCAACAGCGATGGTTTCACCAGAGCCGACAGTCAATGTCAGAGTGGAAGAACCTTCGGAAGTCACAGCAGCGCCAGTGGTGTTGCCAGTGGCAGCGCGGGTACCAGTGGTGTGTTGCTTGATTGACTGAGACATGTTGACTTCGTCGAAGCCCAACACGCCAGTGCCCATCATGCCGTTCTTGAACTGCTTGCTGATGGTGTCGGTGGGGTTGAACAAGCCTTTCATGCCTTCAACCAAACCAGCGTTAGCGGCGGGGTTGACGGTAGCGTAACGTGGTGACATCACGGCAGCGTTTTCGTTCAGCTTCTGCTGGGCTTGCAACAAGACCAACGAAGTAGAAGGAGTGGTGCCAGGGGTGCCAACGGAGTTACCGATGTACTTGTAAGCATTAGCGACGTCAGCATCAATGCTGGAGGCCAATTGGCTGATACGAGGCTTCAACACACGCTCTGCGAAGTCGTCCAATTGCATGGTCAATTCAGCAGATGTGAAGTTCACACCAATGTGCTTTTGTGAAGCAACGGTCAAAGTGGTGAACTGTTCGTTGTCGTCCTGAACTTGCAGGGCGGCACCGTCGGTCACCAGAGCGCGGTCGGGCAGGCGAATACGCAGGGTCGAACCAATCTTGGCACCTTCAACAGCGAAGCTGTCGTCGTACTGACGGTTCACGTTACGGGTGAGCACCAGGTTGTTCTCGAGGATCTCGAGAGCTTTGCGGGTGATCATGTCAATCGTTAAGATACTGTTAGACATGGAAAAAATCCTTCAAAAATTGTTTAGCGGTTTGCCTGTGCTTGCAACTTCTTAATCTGCCGTGCTCGTTCAGCTTCAATCCACTGCGAATCCGTCATGGTCTTGGTAGACCGTGGATCAGTAGTGTCATAGGCTGGGCCTCCAGAGGAGCGAGCTGTGACAGGTGAAATCGGCGCGGGCGCAGACGTGGTTCGTTTCACGGGAGGATCGTTGGCCATTTTGGCTTCAATCTTCCCAATTTCTTTGGCTTGCAAAATAGGCGCAAGACGAGAGATTCGATCTGCTTCCTTGGGGTTGGCACCGAGGTAGTAAGCTACTTCAGGGCCTATGTCCGAGGCTCGGATCGACTCAGCCATCACGTCTGTGATTGGAAGTTTGGGGTTGTAGGCGACTTGTTCAAAGTCATCGTACTTGCTCCGCGCTTCTTCTTCGCGTTCGTGATAAGACTCAAGAATTGCAGATTGCTGCCTTGCTTGTTCTCGCTGGGCGAGCAGTTGTTCGGCTTTCTGGTATGCCAACGCTTCCGCATAGGCTTCAGGGCTTTCAAACTGATCGACTGGCGGGACATCTGCTGGCGCTCTCATTGCCTGCGTTTCCGCTTGGCGTTGAGCCTGCTCTCTTTCCCACTTACGTTGCTCTCTTGCAAGTCTTTTGCCGATTGCTGCATCGAGTTCTTCTTGGGTAAAAACCCGTGAAGGTTCTTTTGCTTCTTCGACGACTTCCGACGTGTTTTGTGTAACTTCAGGAGTGGCCGTCACTTCTGGAGCTGGCGCGGAGTCTACTTCCGCTAAGGATTGTTGGACTTCTTCAGTCATTTTTGAATCTCAATGATTCCCTGGTGAGCCGCACCAGTACGGTTTTTACAAATATATCAGATATTTGATTTAATCCAAGATGTTGTTGGTTCATCCCATTGGTAAATACCATCTGTTGGGATTGGTGTTGGCGCGGCCCATTGGCAAGTTTCTTCCACCAAAACCCAACTTGGGTACGGCTGCGGTGGAATAAATGCGTCGCGCGTGTTGTCATATATATACCCAAGGCCCGCGTAATTTTTGCGGATATTGCCGTTGTAACTGGTTTGCACCCAAGCGCCGCCAAACAACGATTGACAAAACTCAACACCTTTAGCTTCGTTTTCGACGCCGTCTAAAAGTAATTCTTCGTTGGCCACAACAATTACTTGTGTGACAACGCCGTTTTCAATTTGTGCAAAATGTGCCATCAGAATGTAACGCTCCCTGATCCAGTCCATGTATAGACACGATAGCCGCCAGCGACCGTAATTGTGGGTGAGCCTGTGGTTGCAGAAGCCGCGTCATAAGTGTCTGAGTATCGGATAACTACAACACCTGAACCACCAGCGCCGCCATTTGCTGCGTAGCCTGATCCACCGCCACCACCACCGCGATTTGCGGTTCCTGCGGTTGGGGCAGTGCCAGTACCAACTTGACCGTTACCGCCCACGCTAGACCCACCAGTGCCAGCAGTGCCAGCTTCAACGCCGCCCCCACCACCACCAGCGTAAAAAAGCGCAGAACCAGAAATGCTACTAGATGTACCTACACCGCCAGCCCCGCCAACTGCAACGCTTGCGGCAGCGCCTGCTCCACTAGCGCCGCCGCCGCCGCCGCCAGCAGCATTGTTGTTGCCGCCGCTACCCACATTTCCGTTTCCGCCGCTGTTGCCTTGAGAGGGTGATGTTGAAGGTGTATTGCCCGCGCCACCTAAACCTGTAACCGCAGGGCCATAACTTGAGCCGCCACCACCTGAACCACCAGTATTACCATCTTGTGTTCCAAGAGGATTGGCATTTGCACCGCCACCACCGCCGCCAGTTGATGTGATTGTGCTAAAAACTGAATTAGAACCGTTAGAGCCTTTGGTTGAGCTTCCACCATTACCGCCTGCGCCGACAGTTACTGTAATTGCAGAGCCAGAAGAAACAGCTAACCCTGTTGCAGTCCTATACCCGCCAGCACCGCCGCCGCCAGCGTAATATTGACCTCCGCCGCCTCCTCCGCCCGCAACAACCAAATATTCAATGTTAGGTGGAGGATTTTTTGACGCGCCAGCAAGAAAGAAGTTTTTAGCGGCGAACATTATGGTGTGTATCCTTGAGCAATAGAACCATACCAGTTTGTGCCATCGGCAATGAAAGTCAGAATGTCCATCTTGCCAGCAGTTGCAGTGATGGTCGGCGCGCCAGCCGTGCCCCATTTCACACCTGTGAATGTCGCTGTGCCGTTACCTGTAGAGGCTGCTTGTTTGAGCAAAAGCACAAAGGACTTTCCAGCCACGTTTGCAGGCATTGTGAACGTGCAGGCTGTTGAAGCTGTCAAGGTTGCTGTTTGCACTGTACCGTTGGTCAACGCCAATGTGGACGAGCTAGTCACTGTGCCGATAGCAACAACCGCTTCAACGTAGTTGGTCACTGTTGGGTTGTTGAACAGGCCGTTGGCGCTGACTTTGACGGTAGTGCCGCTTTGCACAATCGGCAGTACCTCAGTCCCCGCCAGGGGAACTGTCGCGCTTGATAGCGCAGAGATTTTTTTATCAGCCATTTATCACTCCAACAAAATTAAACCGCCGTCCTCTTGTACGAGGTTGTCGCCGATCTCAGTTAAAAGATTGCCCTGCACCGTTGCATCAGCATACCCAGACAAAAAGGAAATGATGTTGCCAATACCTATGGCAACACCGTTCCGAATAGGGATGCCAAAGTAACTCATTGTGAGTTCATTGGTTTAGCGTACACGGTGCCACCAGTTGACACCTGAATTGCACTCACGCGCCATGGTGCGCCAGTGCCTTGAGGCACTTTGAATGGAATTGGTGTGAACGGGGGGATGGGTGTGCTGGATGTGGTGGCAGTCACGCCTTCGCCAACCAGCACGTAGCAAGATTGGTCAGACCAAACCACCACGCCTTGAGGGCCTGCATCCCATGTGCCAGTGCTACCAGCAGTGCCTGTGTACGAAACAGATTTGGCGGGGAAATTGGTGTCTGCCAAAGGGTTTAAGAGTTCCATGATGATCCTTTACGCCAAAAAGCGGAGTTTATACAGAGTTGAGAGATACAACTCGATGATGTTGTCAATGAGCTGCTGCAAAGATGAATCAGATTTGTCCACCACCTCGTAGCGGCATTTCTCAATGTCATCCAATTGCCCCTGCAAAAAGTCAATGACGTTGGAAGTCTTGGTCGCTGAATGCAGTGTGATTGGCCCCATCAGACCATGACGGCCTTGATAGGCTTCAGCAAACGCGTCAGCGTGGTCGATGATATTTTCGTAGAATTTTTGCAACGCTTTGTGCTTGGAATAGCTACGAGTGTTCAGGTGAACGCTGTGCGTCACATCACGGGCGAGGAACAACAGTCCTACAAAATCAGCGGCCTTGTACATCATTGGGGCATTCCTTGTGGTGGCATCATTTCAGGCTGTTCGGGCATCATTTCAGGCTGTTCACGGCTAGGCATTTCATTGACTAGGTTTTGCGACTCCATTGCCGCAGCAACCACACCCATGGCAATGTCTTGAATTTGTTGTTCGGTCATGCCAGCTTGCACAGCAGAGATGCGCTGTGTTTCAGCTTGGTATGCCTTGATCTCAGCTTCAAAATCTTTGCGCTGCATGTCTTGCGCTTCGATGGATTTGCCGACATTGTTGAGCATCTGGTGCAGTTGATCCAGCTCGGCACCCATGGCTTGCATTTGCTGCTCGGCGGCTTGCAACTCTGGTGACTTGTCGCCGTCTTCCATGAGTTTGGGGTCGATGGTCTTAGCAAACCGCTTGGCCATCTCTTGGGCACCTGGCCAGTCCATGTTCTTGACGAACAAGTCGCCAGCCACAGCCCACAATTGTGGGTTGCCTTGCAGCAACTGAGCCATGGCTTCCAAGGCTTCTTGGCGCTTGGTCGCGTAGCCTGGGCCTGTGGCCACCACGACATCGTATTTGCCCACGTTGGGGTTGTAGATCTTGTCGATCACGATGTCGTCTTGCATGATCTTCTTGACTGGTTCTTGCTGAGATGGGTCAATTTTGACCATCTTAGTTTCGCCGTCCAAGCCAATGATGCGAGCCACACGCTGGGTGTCGTAAATCTTGGGGATCAAGTCCACAAGCTGGCGCACGATGTGACGCACACCACGGGCCAAATTGTCACCGTAGTGGTAGGTGCCCACGTCGCCCTCGCGCTGGCGAGCCAAAATGGCTTTGCCTGAGCGTTCGTTGCTTCCCATGCCCAAAGATGCGTTGTATTGGCCAGTAGACGATTTGATGTCTTCAGAAGCGCCCGCTTTGGCTTGCAACAGCCCACTGGAGGCCATGGGGGGCTGTGCCCGCTGGGGTAATGGCAACATGCCGCCTGCGCCGTCTGTAACGTCTGGATTGACCTCCAGATACGGCCAGTTTTGCGTGTTGGCGGTCTTCCATTGGTTCTCGTAGCCTTCAAACTGGCCGCCGTAGCCGATGAATGGTGCCTTGGGTGCCAAGGCCAGCATTTCTGCTTCTTGGCTCACCCAGTAGTTGTACATGCGCTGGGCGTCCTTGGCGTTACGCACAAGGCCAGACACATACAAGCGGCCATCGACTTCAAATTCATTGCCGACGATGCGGACTACGGGGATGTATTTCCCCGCCCAATCGCGTTCTTCAAGAATTTCATAGCCGTTAATTTTGCAATATTTAATTTTGACGCGATCAGATTCACGACTTCTTTTAGGTTTGCCATAAATTGCTTTCAGTTGTTTGTCTTCTGGTGTGCCTTCAAACGCGGTCACGTTACCAGGGTACAAGTTAAGCGTTGCTCTTTCGTAGTCCAGATAGTAGTAGTCAGCAACGCGGACAGTGTCTTCAGTGAGCCACTGGCTTAAATTTTGATCACCCACACCCAATGTTTGCAGCGTGGTGATGGGTGCGGAGTCGGGGTACATGCGCTCGTAGTCAGCTTTGGTGATGTCTTCGGTAACGAAGCACCACTTGGCGTCTGCGCCTGTCGGGTCTTGAATCGTTGGATCCATGTAGACCGAGAAGCTGTTGCGTACACGGCCAATCTTGATGTCTTGATCGAATGTGTTTTCGTCGCAGTATTCAGTCAGGATGCGGATGTAACCTTCGCCGTAGGAGACTTGGTTTTCGCAGGCCGTGTCGTAAGCGACGTCGGCATCGCTGATGTATTCGATGTGTCTGACCATGCCGTTGAAGATTTCGGCGACTTCGATGTCTGCGTGGTCATCGGCTGGAATAACCTTGCCACTTGGGCGGTTCTGCCTTTGGTCATTGGTCACCTGTCTTACGTGCTGGGGTAACTTGTTGACCGTCAAACACGGTCTGGCGTTGATCGTTTGACCCTGCACCGCGCCGCGTGTGGCCAACACGTCAGCAGGCCACTGCCAGTGGTTGTCGGGCGAGCCTGCGTAGAATTTCAGATCGTCAATCTCATCTTCACGACTCTCGGACAACGCAGCAATCGCCATGTTGAGGCGAGAGCGCGCGGTGGACAGAATACTGGACTCAGTCTTCTTGCCCCCACCGTTGGCCACAGCACCCGCTGCGGCGATGCCTGTGTAATCAGCCATTATTTTTTCTTCTTTTCTGCTTCGCGCTTGACTGAATACGCAATGGCCACCGCTTGCTTAACAGGTTTGCCAGCTTTGACTTCAGCCTTGATGTTCTTGCGGAATGCTTCGGGTGATTTGGACTTAACGAGGGGCATCATTTCCCTTTCTTGGCCGTCTTGGCCGAATTTTTAAAGTCTTTGGCGGTGGGCGCGTTTTTGCTGCCAGGTTTGTTCATCTTCTCGCCAGAGCCCGCTTTGATGCGCGCTTGCTTGGCGTGGATGTTTGTGTAGAGTCCAGGCTTCATGGTTAACACTTCCATCGTTTGAGTGACGCCTTGGCGCGTTCAGCATCGCCTTTGGCATGTTTGACCACACCTTCCATGCGCGCGCAGAAACTGGCTTTGCGCCCTGCGTCCGCTTTGGTCTTAGGGTTGGGTGCTGGCGCTTTCAAGTTACTACCTGTCGCAGCATTGTATTTTTCACGGCCTTTGGCGGTCAAGCCCGCGCCCTTGGACACGGGTAGTTTTTCACCACGACCAACACTGAGAGATACTTTTTTCATGCACCCATCCAATTTGTAGCTACGGCACGTTGGCCAGAGTATACCTTGCGTGTGGCTTCAGTGTACTCCCGATGTGCAACAGGAAAAGCAAAAGTCACCGCGATGGCGTCGGCGGCGTCAGGCGAGGCCAGCCCACGCGACTTCATGTCTTTCTTGCTTTCCAAGAAAATTGTTCCACGTGAATCAGGCTTCATCATAGGCGAAATCAGATCGGTCTTCAAGAACCGATCATTGGGGATGGACGCGGTTTTAAGCCACTCACGCATGTCGCCCCACATCTGCGCCCTCATGTTGCCGTACATGATCGGGTTCTTGGCCTTGTTGCCAAAGTTCACGCCCTTGATCTTGTACCGCTGCTCCTTGAGCCGATCCACAATCCCCGCGCCCAGGCCACCTTCGTCGATCACCACCAAGGTGGGCTTGAATTCCTCAATCGCTTCGATCACATGCCCCACCACCGTCATGGTGTCGTCGCCTCGGTGGCGCATAATCTTCACGATGTCCCGCCCTTGCCGCACCGCGATGACCGTTGCGTCAGCCCCGAACCGCGCGGGGTCTACGCCGATGATGATCGGCGCGCTGGCATCTTGGTATTTCTTCCTCGCCATGGCGTCGTCCACAATGTCGGCCCCGATGAACTGGTCATCCCCCGCGTTGGGAAACATGCCGTACACCTCGACGTGCGCCTGCGCCGAGTCAGGCCCATATTCGTCGATGATGCGCTGATAGACCGCCTTGTCGGTGCCTTCGACCGTGCGGGCGTCCACCACGCGGGTTTTCCAAAACTCTCGTTTACTGTTAAACGCTTCGTAAAAGTATCCCGTGTTGCGCCGTGGGTTGGAAAACGCCATCCA